CCTATGGGCTGGAAGATTAAAACGGTGTATGTAGAAACGACAGGACAGAAAGCAGCGAACGCAACTGAACTAAACAGCATCAGTGAGATTAGGGGTTTAATTAACTTCGACCAAGAGTATTACTTCGCTGAAAATTGCAGAAACAAGATTCTCGCTGAGGGCAGAATGCTCGCTAAGCAGTGGATGCTGTAAAAAAATGGACTCAATTAACTTCAGCGTAGTCATTCCTTTTCCGAACGGAACTGAACTCAACCAGGAACAAATCCAATGGGCTGAATCTATCGGAATTAGTGCAGAGCGCGCGAAGTGGCTGGCTTCCTGTCCAGCGGGCACGAGATGCGGTGATAAGGACAAGCCAATGAGAGTATTAAAATATAACCCTGTGGCATTTATTCATAAAGCACCAAGTTACAGAAATTACTATTTCAGAATTCATCGACGAGGCGTTAAGATAGTCAAAAAACTCTCTCCTGACCTCGAAGAATCAATGAATATGCGAGACGCTATCTGTCGTCAAATGGGCATCTATCTTGTGCCTAAGCCTGAGTAACCAATTCCAATTTCCCTATGAAAACAAAACAAACGAAACCACAAAAACAGTCAAATAACCTAAAAACAAAAAAGCCAATTCGCTTTGTCGCTGCAGGTGACAATCACGGCGATATGGCAGACCCTGAGGCACTTGGAGCTCTCTTTGCTTTCTGCAAGGACTATAAGCCTGATGTCAGAATTGCCCTCGGTGATTGCTTTGACTTCCGAAGCCTAAGACGCGGGGTAGGCAACGATGCTGAATCCGCTGAGAGCCTTAAGGCAGACATCGACGCTGGTCTGGACTTCCTGAATAAATACCGACCTGACGTTTATCTATTCGGTAATCACGAGGCACGACTCGATTCGCTCATTTCGACATCAGGCAGTGCTATTGTGCGAGACTATTGTCAGGATGTTAAAGACGGCATCATTCGCGGTGCTCGTAAGGCTGGTGCTAAAACTATCCTTCCGTATCACGCCGAGAAAGGTGTTTATCGTCTCGGTCCGGTTGCGTTCATTCACGGATACGCCTACGGCAACAACGCCACCACAGAGCAAGGCAGGCACTACGCAGACAGAGGCGGTGCATTGATTCACGGACACACGCACAACCTCGCTCAGATTAACCTCACGAAGCACGAGGGCGGGGTTGCGTTTTCAGCTGGGTGCTTATGCCAGAAGGAAAACATGGACTACGCATCGCACAGACTCGCAACCTCTCGATGGGGTAGCGGATTCGCGGCTGGATGGATTGACGGCGATGATTGGAAGGTGTTCCTGGTGCACAAGGTCGGCGGTCGATGGATCTGGCAGTCGGACTTGACAATCTGGACTCCGCCAAAGTAACTCACAGAACCGAAAACTACGAATCAAAAAATTCACAAAACCACAAAACCATAAAAATGAACCAAACTTATGTCATTTTAATGAAGGAAAAGTTCGAATCATCATTTTTGGCTGATGGCGATCGAGCCATGCATTTTCGTAAATCAGAAGTAGAGCAGATTATTAAAAGCGGAGACTCCGTTGTATTTGATTTTACTGGTGTAGATAATATGACGGACTCGTTTTCAAACGCTTGTTTTGCTGAGCTATTTTCAGTCCATAAAGCTTTAGTAGGAAATCGAATCGTTTTTAAATCATGTTCACCTTTGATTAAATATTTCGTTTTGAGTGCCATGGCTATGGCCGATCGAAAGAAATCCACAAAATCACAAATCAAAAAATCCACAAATCCTTAAAACCTAAAACAAAAAACAAAACCCAATGAAAAAACAGCAAATCAACGACCCTGCTTATTTAGCGATAATGCTCGCTGAGATTCATAAGAAAGCAGAGCAAGTGCCTGAGGGATATTACACTTCTAAACAATGGTCTGAACGATGGAACGGAAGAGGAAAGCCAGATAAGATTCTAAAGATAGGAATCCTCGCTGGCATCATTGAACGCAGAGATTTCAGAATCATCGTTGGCGACGGCAGAGTGCTCCCGATTGCTCACTATAAATTTCTCGGCGAGGAAAAGCAGAAGCAGAATTTTAAGAAATTTAATTCTAAGAAATCTAATTCCAAATAATTAGACAATGAATTCTATTCCTTGCTCAATCGAATCTGAGCAATACCTGCTCGGCGTTGTCATTCGGGACAATCTCGACCTCAACGAAATCGGACTAAAGGCTCAGGACTTCTTTGAACCACGGCATCAGGACATCGCTCAAGCTGCGATTCTGTGTAAGCAAGACCTCATCGAAATTAACGAAATCAGCATCGGCTCAGTGCTTTTGTCGAAGGGGCTGAACTACACAACTTACATCAACGAGTGCACGACGAACGTCGGCTTTACTGCTCTGAACAAATTCTGGGCTCAGGAAATCAAACGCACAGCGAAACTCCGCCAGATTCAACTGCACGCTAAGAAGCTCCTCGACTACACAACCCAACCAGAATCCAACCCAGATGCTCTCCTCGATTACGCCGAGGGAACTTTTAAGTCATTCAGTAGGGAAACGAAAACAGGACTTCAGGAGATGCAACTTAGTGCTCTGGCTGAATTCGACCGCAGCAACGATCCAGACCTCGTTATCGGAAAATACCGCTGGCTTTGCAAGGGTGGCTCGATGCTCCTCGTCTCACAATCCGGTGTCGGTAAGTCGTCGTTCACGATGCAATTCGTCATTAGTTTGTGCATTAAGCATCCTAAGGGGTTTTTCGGCATAGAAGCACCCAGACCGCTCCGAGTGGTAATCTTGCAGGCCGAGAACGACATCGGGGATGTGAGTGAATCCTTTCAGGACATCACCAAGGGAATGAATCTCGGCTACCCGGAAATGGAACTGCTTAAGGAGAATCTGCGAATCTTCCGCGACACTGCTTCCGTTGGTCCAGAATTCCTAAAGCGAATGCAGGAGCTCATCGTCCTGCACCGGGCTGATGTGTTCGTTGTAGACCCACTTTTATCCTTCGCTGGCATCGAAGTTTCCGACCAAAAACAAATGACAGAATTTCTACGGCATGGCGTTGCTCGGGTGCTCGAGGAGACAGGGGCGGTTCTTTTAGCGGTGCATCACACCACCAAGCCTCGGTCATCAAAAGACCGTGAGGGGCAAACAGACGCAGATTTAGCCTACTCTGGTGCTGGAGCATCGGAGCTCGTGAACTACGTCCGAGAGGTCGGAGTCCTGCAGCGAGCACAGGGATCAGAACCGATATTTAAATTCTCTTTAACTAAACGCCGTAACCGAGCAGGGATGAAGAACTTAGAAGGCGACTTCAGCCATGAAATCTACGTTCGCCATGCTCGGGACAGAAATTCTATCCGATGGGAATACAGCACAGCACCTGAACAGCCTCAGGAGCAAGAAAAACCATCAAAACGCCCGAAATTCTAATTCCTTAATGCAACTTACTTGCAATCTCAAAACTGTCTCACCCGTGGAGAATGCTTCGGAGAATGCTTCGGAGAATGCTTCTTATCTCTTATAAAGAGATAAAGAGAATCTCACTTCGCTTCGCTTCCGCCTTCGGCTCGCTCTCTTGTTCGATTCTTAGATACAAGATACAAGATACAAGATACAAAATACAAAACAAAATGAATAAACAAAACACAAAAGCACACAAGTCTCACAGATTGGCTAATCTTAGAAGAAAACTTTGGAAGAATGAATATCAGAGAATGAAATCGATTGCTCAGTCAGGGAATAAGCGATCCACCGAGAATCATCGCAGGAAGTCATTGGTGATGCGAGAATGGGTGCAAAACATCATACCAAAAACAATAACCTCTGATGCACTCAAGGAACTAATTGAATCATTGGATTACAAATTCAGCGATGGAAGGAATAAAAAGACTGATAGCTTTATCCGGCGATTAAAGGACAGAAACCTAATTCGGTTCGATTGGCAGTCAGGATGCTATGTGAATATTATCATTGAGGAAGGAAAAGGTAAGGTCGCAGAGTAAGGATTAGGGAACAAGATAGGGTATCCGATAGGCACCCATCTGTTCTCCTATTCTTGCTCCCTTAGGGATGGAATTAACTAATTACCTATGGGGTTTATTTATTTCCTCCCTTCGGCTTCTTGCGAGTCGTTTCGATTGGAACTAAGACTCACTAAGACTCACTTGGCTACACTTGGACTCACTAAGACTCACTTGGCTCATCAGTCACTTGCTTTTCCTTGCTTTGAATGTTAATAACAATACGTGCAGAGGAAATCGTGCTATGACGTGCAAGCCCCTAAAGCGGACGCTCGGCGGTTTGATAAGTGGTTTTTCTCGTTGAGCAGGAAGGAGCAAGAGAAGTTACGCGATCACGGCGTTTTACCTTACAGGGAGATGTGGCAGCCTAAGCACGTATTTGAAGTGAAGGAGAACCATAAAGCTTGGGGAACTACTGACACTACCGAAAGAATTGAAACAGAAGAATTCATCAGCAGGGAGCACGTGCTGAATTCACTCAAGGCATTCATGCAGGCCTTAACGCAGACTGATTCATTTGTCATTCGTCGTCACATTGAATTCATTAAGTGGGCTCTGGAGATGCCAAGCCGGTTACCTTCTCGTCAGATTGCGTCGATGTATGGTATGAGTCATGAAGGTATTATGAAGCGAGCAAGATTCGTTCGCAGTCAGTTAAACGTGGCTGAATTGGTGACGCTGGATGAAGTGAAGGAATTCAGGACGAAGGATAATCGGTCAAAGAAGTCAGAAAAAAAGAAAGCAAAACGTAAATGACCGCATATAGCCCCCCAAAGAAATCTATTTACCCCCACCCCTGTTCTGGCGTGGCTGAGCACCGCCTGACTTTTTTACTCGTCTGACTCACAAAACCATGGGGTTTACCCATCTGGCTGGCGATTTAAGACACTTTGACGCACCGACCCTTACCTACCCCTACATTTCCAATCAAAACGCCTCAGAAGCCAAAATTGAAAGAATTAGACGCTTGCCTGAAAATCGACAACTAAAAAACAGCCAACCCAAAACCCCTATATGCCTAAACTAACCAACGGACAAATCGCTTCTGCCCTCGGGGTGTCGGTTGCTCGGGTGTCGGCATTGAGAAAGGAAGGAATGCCAGACGATTCGATTGAGTCGGTATTGGCTTGGAGGCAGGCACGCGAGGACGAACGCAGGCGGATTGCTCCGGAAGTCGTAGAGACGCTGGACGACGGAAGCATCGCTGAAAGAATTAACTCGCATCGCATTAAGGTGAATTTGGCTGGTCAGGTTTGGGAGCAATCAATTCGAGACAGAGACCCGAATCAGGGAAAGTTTCAGACGGCTTACAATCAGTCACTGAAGACTCTATTGGATCTCGAAGAGGAGCAGGAGCGACGTGCGGTGCAGGCGAAGCAATTCATCAAGGCTTCTGAATCACGAGAAGCGATGACGCAGTTGATGTCAGAAATTTTGACTCGGCTCGATAAACTCGGTCTCGATTGTGCTGAACAGTGCAACCCAGAGAATCCTGCTCGTGCGGTTAAGGTGCTCGAGGGCTGGGTGCGAAAGGTGCGAGCGGAATTGTCGCAGACGGAATAACAAATGAATGAATAAAACGAAGTGAATAAAAATGAGCTCATAAAAATCGGTCGTGAGATTCTGCGTCCACCAGATTCAGGAGACATCGTCGATTGGCTCGAGGACAACGTGCACAGCGTTCCTGATAGCCCGATGCCCGGACCGTTTCGTAGCGACCGCACGCCTTGGATTGCTGAGGCTTTGAGAATCGCAGCCGACCCTGAGACTAAACTACTGACTGTATTAGCGTCGATTCAATCAGGTAAAAGTTTATTCGCTCGGCTCTTCAGTTGTTACGTGGTTGTGAACCAGCCCGGTCCGATGATGATTTTGCAGGCTAATGACCCAGAGGCGAAGGACTTCATGTTGCGGTATTTGCGACCGCTCTGGAAAAACAGCCCAGCGGTGCAATCAAGGATTTCTGAAGCAGACCAAGACCGCAGTGTCGTGGCGGACTTTGACCGAATGTCGATTTATTGCCGAGGGATTTGGAACGAGAGCAATTTGCAACGATTGAGTCTGCGATATGTGCTCGCTGATGAGTGCTGGCTTGCTCCACAGGGTCACTTGGCGGAAGCATCGGCTCGGGTGACGGCGTTCGGATGGATGGGTAAGCGAATCTTTATGTCGCAGGGAGGAAGGAGCGGTCAGGAATTCCATCAGTTGCACGAGCAAACCGACCAACGCGATTGGAACTTCTGTTGCCCGAAATGCAATAAACTCCAACCTTGGCTGTGGGAACAAATCAGATTCCCTGACGATGCTAAGGCTTCTGGAACGTGGGACTTGATTAAGGTTTCAGAGGGCACGACTTACGAGTGCCAAGGATGCAACGAACGACTGCCTGATACAAACGCTACTCGACTCGAGTGCAACAAGAACGGAACGTTCGTGCCGACTGCGATGTCATCGAATAAAGGTCACATCGGTTTGCACTGGAACAGCCTCGCAACGATGTCGTGGGGGGAACTTGCGACAATGATGATTAAGGCTTCTGAGGCGAACGATGTTTTCGGTGACGAAGAGCCAAGACGCATATTTAAGCAAAAGCGACTCGCGTTGCCGTGGTCTGAAGAGGGCGGTCAGATCGTTACGGACGCAGTGGCGAGCGAATACAATTTATTGGACGATTGGGCTGGTGAGGCTGTTTTAACGCCTCGAGGGAAATTGCACGAGCGAGAGGGTGCTCCTGCTGGAAGCATTAACTTCAGGACGGCTGGGGTGGACGTGCAGCGAGGGCATTTCTGGGTGGCTGTGCGGAGCTGGGGGATAAAAGGTCACAGCAGATTGCGAGCCTTTAGCAAGGTAGAGACTTGGCAGGGCGTTGAGGAATTTCTGAAGAATCAAGGTGTGCATCCTGCTTTGGTTTTCGTGGACTCCGGCGACAATACGCAAGAAGTGTATCGTGAGACTGCGAAACGTAAGTGGAAATGTGCTCGGGGTAGCGGACAGGAGGATTTTGCATCGACGGATAAAGACGGAAAGACGACTCGGCGGTTTTATTCCGAGAAGCAACGCATCCTTGTTCCGGGTCTAACGACTCGGGCTGAACTTGTGGTGTGGTCGAATTTGGCTGGTAAGGACTTACTGCACGGACTCCGCAGTCGGAAACTTTTGACCTACGGACGAGACGCCAGCCAAGAATACGTGGAGCAGTTAAATTCTGAAGTCCGAGTGAAGGACAGGCGAACAGGGAAACCTATGTGGATTCTTCCGCAGGGCAAAAAGGACAATCACGCTCTGGACTGTGAATTGCTTTGTTTGCTGAGTGCCGTGCGTTGGGGTATCGTCGGAAGAGAAGCTGACGCTAACGAGAGCATCGAATAATTGAATAAACAGAAAACAAATTTGCTTTTCATGCAGTTGCCATTTGAATCAATTCTGTCAGCAGGGCATCAGTTTTTTGTCGTTGTGGGACTTCGTTTTGTCTGGTGCTCTGCTGATTCAATTTCTGATTCCCTTAATCCTTTTCGATTTATTGCCAGAATTAGCAGTATTATGGCATCCGGCTTATTCATTGGACTCACAGAGGACGAACTATTGCTCATCAAATGCAAGGCGGTCAGCCTTATCACTGAAGGAAAGACGACGATGTCTTACTCCGACAGCGGTTCATCCGTCTCAAAGAATTTTGTGATGCACCCTAAGGATATGCTCGATGAGGCGATGCATGCGTTATCAATTTTAGACCCCAATACCTACGGAAAACAAAATCGTGTTCTGCGTCCATCGTGGCGTAATGGTCGGGATGTCTTTTAATTATAACACCAATGCCGAAATCACCTGCTAAAAAAACCAAGCAGTCGCTTAAGACTTCTAAGGACAATAAATCATTCAAGAAGCAATCTGCTCAGGGTGGGTGGAACTCTGTGAATTACAGCAAGAACAGAACGGCGTTGTATGCTCCGCCTGTCCAAGACCAGCGGAAAGATTTAAGTCCTCGTGATCGCATCGAAATGATGCGTCGATTGCGTTGGGGTGACCGCAACAGCGGAATGGTGCGTCAGATTCTCGGCGACCTCGTGCAGTATTCAATCGGTGACGGCATTAGGCATCAAAGCCACGCTAAGAACGCTAAACTCTATGAGGATTATTTCACTGAGTGGTGCAAGAAGTGCGACATAACGAATCGTTTTAATTTCTGGCAGGTGCAGTCTATTCTTCTGCGAAGTGCAGCAAGAGACGGAGACTCCTTTGCTATCAAAACTCGGAACGCTGGCGATAAACCTAAACTGCAATTAGTCGAGGCACATCGAGTCGGGAATCCTTTGCCTCCTGAAAAAGAGCCAGACGGAATGTTCGATGGGATTCGATTCGGTGCTTACGGCGAATTAGTTGGCTATAATATTTATAAGAGCGACGGAACGAGTCGTGAGATTATTGCTCCTGCTGTGATGCACATCATAGACCACGAATACGCAAGTGGTGCTCGCGGTGTTCCTGTCCTTCAGCACAGCTGGAACGACATTCAGGACGAAATGGAGATTCTTGCTCTCGAAAAGACAGGTGTAAAAACCTCTGCCCAAATTTCCCTGGTCATCAACAAAACAGGCGGAACAATCGACGACAATATGGCATCGGAACTCGGTGCTACCGCTCCAACGAATTACGGCGATGTCGCTGCGTCGATGGGTGGAAATATTTTGGCTCTGGACGTAGGCGAATCGGTGCAATCGGTGCAATCGAATCGACCAAGCCCGACATTCACAGGTTTCCTTGAGGCGATTCAGAGGGACATAAGTCGAGGCGTATTGCCGTATGAATTCATCGGCGACCCTTCCAAGACTAACGGCGGTGCTTTGCGAATGGTAGTGGCGAAGGCTGACCGAGTGTTCCAGAAGTGGCAGAATATCATCATCGAGCAGTTATGCGTTCCTACTTGGGGTTATGTTATCGGTGACGCTATCGCTAACGGCGAACTACCAGACGACCCAGATTGGAATAAAGTATCGTGGACGACTCCGAAGCGAGTGACGGTTGATGCTGGTCGAGAAGCAGCGAATGACCGAGCAGATGTTGAACTCGGATTGATGAGTATGTCTGAACTCTATGCTCAACGCGGATTGGATTTCCGAAGCGAAATGGCTAAGAGAGCGAGCGATATGCAATACATTGTAAATCTTGCATCTGAGACAGGCGTTCCTCTTTGGACTCTTTATAAGCCAGCGTTTAATTGGCTACAAAAGGGAGAGGGAAAACCGACTCAAGCTGAAGCGGCTATGCAACAAACCTCTCCGGGATTTGACCCTTCATTGATTCCACAAGACAATCAAATCGTTGAAGACAACGAAGACAACCAAGACTAAAAAAGACTAATTAACTAATACAATTTTATGAAATTCTTATCTAAAGCACTAAGCGGTCGCTCTCCTCTTTTAATCGACCCAATTGAGGCAAAGACGCACGCTGAGCGAGTGAGCACTTACGGAATCTCTGACTTACTCAGTCAAATCTTTGGCGAAACCCCGAAACCTTATAAGGTCGGAAAATACGGCATCATCCCTGTCGTCGGTGTTATCGGTAAGGGACTCTCTCCGCTTGAGAAAATGACAGGGGCTGTTGATTTAAACGAAGTCAGTCAGCAAATTGACGCTTTTCTATCCGACCAAGAAGTGCAAGAAATAGTGCTTCATATCGACTCACCAGGCGGAACTGTAACAGGTGTCGAGGAGGTCGCTCGTAAGATTCAAAATTCTACTAAGCCAACTACGGCTTATACCGACGGAATGATGGCATCAGCTGCTTATTGGCTCGGAGCGTCTGCTGATCGTGTCGTCGGCTCGCCTTCATCTGATGTCGGTAGCGTCGGCGTTTATATGGCTGTGCCTGATATGTCAGGACTTTACGCGATGTCAGGCGTGCAAATGCTCGTGATTAAATCTTCGGCTACTCCTCTAAAGGCGGCTGGTCTCGAGGGCACGTCATTAAGTCAGGAGCAAATTGATTACTTCCAACAACAAGTGGACGAGATTTATACGGACTTCGTAGCGTCGATTAAACAGAAACGTAAATTCGTTGCTGAGGATGCTCTTAAAGGTCAAGCGATGTCAGGTAAGGTCGCCTCGAAAAAGGGACTTCTGACCGGATTGGCTGATTCACTTGGTGCGTTGTTAAAATGAAAGAAATCTCAAATTACTATGCCAGAAATTCTTGTTTCAGATATCGACGGAACGGTGCTCGATAACAATCAGCCAATTCAGGAAGTCATCGATTACATCAAGGAAGAAGGATACCCTGTTTATTTCTTAACGAATCGACCAGAGTCTGACCGCCAGAAAACTATCGAGGACTTAAAGGCAACAGGACTCACTTATCGCAGACTCATTATGAACTCAGGGAATGACAGTGCTCCTGTTTATAAGAAATCAGAAATGCAGAAACTGCTCGATGAGGGTTTTGATCCACAGGAATTCATCGACGACTCAAAGGAAAATCGGGACGCTGTTGGCTCGCTTGGCGTTGAGACTATCGACCCAGCGGACATTATCGCTGAGTCACAAATGCAAGATTCTGGTGAGGATTCTGGTGAGGATTCTGGTGAAAATTCTGCTGAAGTTGCCAATAATAACAAATTTATGACCATCGAAGAACAACTCGTTAAGGCATCCGCTGAAATCTCTGCTGTCGTTACTGAACGCGACGAGATTCGTGTTGCTATGGAAGCACTTGTTGCAAAAGAGCAAACTGAATTAAAAGACCTCTCTGAAAAGGTCGGCGAACTCTCTGGTGCTTTGGAAAAGGTAACCGCTGAGAACGCTGAATTGCTGAACAAGATTTCTGAACTCCAAAAGAATCAAATCAGTGCTTCTGCTGAAGCGGCTAAGATTGCTTCTTCGGTTGGCGTAGATCCTGTTGAAATCAGCCCTGCTGATGCTCCTAAAAAAGCAGTGAGCCACTTAGAGGCATTTCTCTCAATGCCTGCTGGTGCTGAACGCAGTGCTTACTACGCAAAATATAAGAACGAAATCGTTCGTGGTTTATAATCTTTTTAATTTCTTAAATTCTTAATTTCTCTCTAACCCCTAATTACTAACTATCTATGGCTAACTCCATTGTCGCCGCTCCCAGCGTTCTCGCTGAGTCGGTTATTGCTAACCTCAAGGGCAAACTTCCTGCCCTCAACGCTTTCTCGAGCAACTTCACTGCTGTTTCGAGCGGAGCTGGTAAAACTATCCAAGTGCCCTTAGTCGGAACTTCTGTTGCCGCTGAATTCGGTGCTTCTGGATATCTCGCTGAATCTAACGCTACTTTAACTAAGACTGACGTTACTCTCAAGCACTTCATCTCAACGCACCGCTTCCGTCCTATCGACGTGAAGGAATACGGAATGCAATTCCTCGTGAATTCTTTCGGTCCTTCCGCTGCTGACGCTATCGCTGCTAAGTGCCTTTCTGAAATCGGTGCTTTAATCACCAATGCTAACTTCACCTCGAACGTTAACACCGGTGCTGATATCACTTACGCTGAATTAGTTACTGCTAAGGGCGTTCTTGACGCTGCTAAAGCTGGTTCTCGTCGTGCTTTCATCTTGAACGCTGACTACACTAACGACCTATTGGCTGACAGCCAAATCATCGGTGCTGCTGGTCTCGGTGCACAAGTTATCCAAAGCGGTTCTATCGGTCAAATCGCTGGTGCTTCTGTTTATCAATTCACCGACCTCCCAACGAACAGCGAAAACCTCGCTGGCTTCGCTTGTGGTGCTGACGCTCTGGCTGTTGCTTCTGGTCTTCCTATGACCGAAATCGCTGGTGCTGAAGTTAGCCAAGCAACTGACCCTGAGTCTGGCATCACCATCCAAGTTGTGATGTTCCAGGAACAAGGCGGTTGGACGAATATCACTGCTGAAGTGCTCTTCGGTGCTGCTGTTGGTCGTTCGACCTCTCTGCATCGCCTCAAGACTGCCTAATCAGTCTGAGATTGCAAAACGACCTCATCCGAAAGGGTGGGGTTTTTTTGTGCCTGTTTATTTAGCCCAAGAAAACGTTTCCAGATTCGGCATTGTTATGGCTCTATACCCGGACTTCCTTGATGACGCGAAAGAAATGCTTGCTGACTTCGGAGTGGCTGGATCGTCGAACTCTGGAGCGATAACCTTTCTGTGCCTTATCTCGGACCCAATGCAGACGCAGGTGCTCGAGGCAGGTGGGTATTGTGACCGCACGCAGTTTAGCGTTAAGGTAGCAACCGCAACGACATCTTGGACCGCCTCAGATGGTCGTGTAGGGGCTTCTACGGGGCTTCTGGTGTCAGGTGCTCCGCATTCGTCGCTTGGATTTGGAAAGAAGATTGTGGCTGGAGGAAAGACTGTTCGCGTTAATTCAGTTACCTATAAGCCGGGTAGTGCTTGGATAACGCTGGTGGTGATTGACGACAATCAATAATGATGGAAGTTAATGCAAAAATAGTGCCTAAGACTCGGGATGAGTTTATGCAGGCGATGAATCAGTATGCTATCGATATGAAGAAGGATATGCAGAGTGTGATGATTCAACAGGCAGGATTGGCTTGTGCTGATGCGATGACATTTACTCCGCCGATTGCAAAAGAAGGCGGTCAGGGAATGAAACCTATTGCTGAAAAGACAGGTAAAGGTGCAGTAAAACGCGACATCGGGACGATTGCTGTGGCTATCGACGACCGAAAGGCATCGAAATTTATGTTCTTCCGGGCTGTTTGCAATACGCTATACGCTGGCGACCGAGGACAATTCACGAGCCTAATGAAGAAATATGCAGGAAAAGCAGAAATGTCCAATAATGTATTCTATAAAATCGCTGAGGATTCTGACCAAAATCGGGCGTTTAATAAGGCAAAGAATCTATTCGCTAAATACGTCCCTCGGCACAGCGATTACGGAACTGACCACATCGTGCAGGACATCGACGCTATTCACGAACGCATCTTGAAAACAAAGAACGGACGCATTGTGCGGAACGGTGGACCGGGCTTTAATTGGCTAAACAAATACCTCGTGCAGTCAAAGGCGAACTTACAGGCTTACATAAAAAAGAAACAAGCTGATGTCGGTAAATTAAAGGCTGGATGGGTAGGAGCGATGCGAAGCCTGCCTAAGCTTAACGGAAAGAAGTCAGACTTTTACGGCAAAATTAGACCGCCTAAATGGATTACTAAACACAATACTTCTACAGGATACGCAGTTGCCTCGATTAACAATTCTGCTTCGATGTCTGTGCTTGTAGGTAATTCAGTTGGAGACAATGACAACGTAGCAACAGATGCAGACGCTCCTAATATTGTTTACGGGAACAGAGTAAAACAAATGGAAAAAGAAGTAAGAGATTACCTCGAAAAAAATATCAAAAAATTTAACAACAAATAATAAACAACAACAAATGGGCACAAAATCTATCCGTCATATCGTCGAATCGGTGGTCAAAACCTACTTACAAGCTGAAACAGGACTTGCTGGTGTGAATGTGTATTCCGGGGACTCATCGGACGTTATGCTTTTACCGAAGGCAGTTGTGCTGTGCGATTCGGCTAAGACTCCTGCTGACCTCCCAGAGGGGTTAGGTAATTACTCGTGCTCGGTTCGAGTGACGCTGTTTTCTTCTGTGGACGACACAACCCTGAGCGATCACCGGGCTCGATGTGCTGCATTGACGGCTCGAATGCAGGATTTAGCGGAACTTAAGACGGCTTTCAGTGCTTCAGCGGATGCCTTCTGCTACGACGTTAGCCTGATGTCCGAGGATGAAGGCGTGGACGAGCGAAATTGGGCGACTGTATTCGCGTTTGATATTCTGGCTGTGTTGCCTGCTTAAGAAGTTGCCATAACTAACAATTTATATGGCATCGATTCTAAAAGGAACAACCTGTCTTTTCGGCGTTAGTGGAGCTGTAACGAATCTGTTCGTGCAGTCATACAGCCTGTCATCGAATTTCAACGAAGAAGCGACTGTCGCTGACGAGAACGGATTGACGAAGACTTGGCGAGCAGATGACCGCAAGTCGGAATTGACCGTTGAGGGAATCGTGAAGGTCGGAACGATGCCTGCGTTGGGTGATGCTATTACCTTCAGCCTTAATGCAAACACCGCTTATCCTTCTGGCAGTGCTTCTTCTTCATTCGCTGGCTGGATTACTAAAATTGACGAAAAAGGCGGTAACAAGGAATTCGTCAAGGTGAGCATCACTGCTGTCGATTTCGAAGGCGTATCGAACGCTTAAGGATTAGACTTAACTAAGTTGATTTAGTTAGTTTTGTGTTTAAGGTGAGTCGGTGGATAACCGCTTCCTGAACGCATTCACAGAACCGTCCCGAGTGAAAATTCTGGGACGTTTTTTGTATCCGTTTTGTTTGAAGCACAGAGTGCGACTTGAGGCTATTGAATCGCCGTTGCTGAAGTCAGGTCAGGAAGTGCAAGCCTTGGACTTGTTAGTGGCGATAAAGATTTGTGCAGAGGAGGACATCAGCGAAATTAGCCTAATGGATTCCTGGCGATTAGCAAAACTCAGGAGCGACAGGGATTATTTCATCAGGACTCTCAGGGAATTCGAGCGCTATGTGTTCATTAAGAATTGGCCGAAATTTTGGGAGAAAACGAAAGAGGGTAGGAGCGATGTAGGAGTGCCTTGGATTCTGACTGTCGTGACGAATCTCTTGCAGGCTGGTATATCTGAGGAACGAGCTTGGGAGATGCCTGAGTGCCAAGCGATTTGGTTGAGCACAGCGATGATGGTGTCGAAGGGGGCTGATGTGCAGGTGCTATCGACGGAGGAGGAGGACTTGATGAAGGAATTAAAAGAGGCAGAAGGTAAGCAAGATAAGTCTCAGGACAAAAAAACAGAATCCGCGTAGTTGCCGTTTTTTCATAGATATGGCACGAAAACTTGAATTTGAAATTAGCGGTAAGTCTAACGTTGATCCAGCGGTGAACAAAGCCAAGGCGAGCATTGACTCATTAGGTCAGCGAATCTCGAAGGCTATGGATTTCAAAGGGGCATTGACCTCTGCTTTTCTCGGTGCGTTCGGTGCTGCGACTCTTTTGAACAAAACTGTTTCGTTAGTGACTGACGGATTGCGAGATTTAGCGAAGGTCGCCGATGAGCAACAAAAGGCAGGCATCGGTGCAGAGGAATACCAGAAACTCGCTTTCGCAGCTCAAGACGCTGGAGTATCGTTAGGAACGCTCACAAAGGGCATCCGAGAAATTAAGAAGTTTATGCGAGAAGCAGGCGACGATGCAGAAAAAATGCGAATTCTGACTGATGGTCTCGGATTGAGTGCTGAAAATGTGCGAGCAGGCAACGTATCCGCGAGCGATGCCTTCAGGGCGTTGTCGGCTGTGCTGAAGAACTACGAATCGGACGTTGATAAAGCGACGATTATGAACGCTATCTTTTCTGATAAGATTTCGAGCGAAATGATTCCTGCTCTCGAGGCTCTGAATGACCCGAAATTGACTGACGGATTGGTCACTGCAACGAAGGAACAACTTAAACTAATCGACCAAAGCGATAGAGCGTGGTCAAAACTCTGGGCGAATATAAAGACGCAGGGTGCTCTGGCTTTAGCGTCTGTCACTGCTGGCTATCAGAAATATCTCGGTGCGTTAGAGTATTATGCACAAACAGGAAGCCTACAAGGATTCGCTCCAATGGAAAGTCAGCGTAAGGATTTCGAGCAGTGGTATGCTAAGCAAATGAATCCTCCTGTTGCTGAAACAAAGACGCAAACTACTGAACAAGCGAAGGCAAACCTTGATGTCTTTAAGAAGCAAAACGACACTTCTTCAGAAAAGAAAAATACATTTAGCCCAGATCAAGGTCCGACCGGTGGTGTTATCGGTGTCGGCAATAACGCTCAAACGGCTCTAATGGCTGAGCAGGTGGATTTATTGAAACGCATCGCTGAGGCTGTTAGTCGTGGCTCATCGGTTGTTACGACGGACTTCACGAAGCCTGAATTTGTTCCGCATAAACAGCTTTCTTTTAAGTAAAATAATTAAAATAATTAACTAATAACCTATAACTTTATGGCACTCGTCGAAAAAGGAGATTTACTCAACACAGGACTCGGTGTTCTGCAAAACGGTTGGACTGTCGAGAATGACGGTTACGGATTGCTCACTTGCCGAGCAGAATACATCAAGGACTCAGCTGTAACTTACCCCATTCCAGCGTCTGCCATTAGGAATGTTGCTTTCTCTGGAGATACCAGACTCAGCGGTCATAAATTCAGCGTCCAAAGAATCTCGCTGCGACGATTGAAAATAACAGTTGATTATGTCGGAATTGATTCATCCCAGCCTTATGCGATTGAGGGTTTCACTCGCCCGAATGTCACAGGTAATAACGGATTAAGCACAGAGAAAATTGAGACGCATCCGAACTTCTTTACTAATTCAGTCGGCATCGCTGGACCCGGTCCTTACACCGAATCTGACAAAGGTCCTATTGTCGTGCGTAAGAAGGACGAATGGGTAACGGATTCTAACGGAACTATCAATATGAATGGGAAATCGTTCATTGGATACAATGGTGCTTGCTTTGAACGAGCAGACGGCGGTCGATTCATTGGTTTCGTCGATAAGGCTTATCCTAAATTCTATGGAAAATCTTCTTACCTCGCACCGACTACTGTTTGGTCTGGTGTGGTTTATACCGATTCCTCAAGCGATGTTAATTTGTTTGCTTCGTTAGTCGGAAAGGCGAGTAACAATAACAGTTTAGGCACAGGTATTAGTTACGATTTCTTGCCGTCGAATTACGGCGGACCTACTTGGACAAGTGCAAGTGGAGATCCACAGCTCTTGCTTTCAAAAGCAGACGGAGAGGAATTCGGTCCTATTTATAAAATCTCCTACGAGATTCGTTATTCTAAGGAAGGATTCCCGCTTTCTGTTTATGGTTGAGATTTATAACCAATGAACACTCAACCAGGAACAGGATACAACTTTACTAATCTCGGTGGTGCATCGAGTTTAGAAATTACATCGACCTTCCAGAATCTTGCTGGGGCGATAATGGTGAACGCAAAAAAGACAGGTGACAGCGACAGTTACCCATTTAAGATTTCGGTTGGATATGTTTATTTGCCAGACGGAACAATCGACCCTGTCACTCCGTATCAATTCAGTCTATCACCGGGGCATATTTCTAATCGTGTTCCTGATAATATAATGAACAGCATCCCGAAGGCTACAGGTGGTGAATACGGCGTCTGGGTGAATGTTAGCATCGATACCAGCAATAATTATCCTACGCCAGATAACAACGGCTGTTTGTGGGGTGTTTATCCGAAGACATATTCAAGTTATGTTCCTGAGAACACTAACACAACAGGGTATATTTTAATCGGGACAGTTAATATCACAGGCACTCCGCCTGCTTCTGTTTTCACAATCAATCAAATGGTTAAGTCGTCGCAAATGACTGAACGCATTAAATTCAGCAACGAGGCTTCTGGGGTGCGGTATTATTTTAACAGGGTTTAACTAAGGGTTTAATTTCGATGCCTGATTCGATTCCTGAGAGCAGTCAGTTTGAGAGGATGCCGCATTGTTTTGCTTGTTGGGGTAGGGCTGGGGATTGGTGGATGGTGGATTTGACAGGAGGAGCACCAGAAGATTTCTGGGAAAGATATGTCGTTGAATATCATCCCGGGTATAATAACTTCTATAAGGTGGATTTAATTAGTCAGCCTGTATATGCACAATATAACACAGAAACTTATGTTCCTACATATCCTCTGCCTGACGTTCCGAGAGATATAAGTGATACAACAGACCAAGGTGGAATATTTGGTTTAGCAACAGGTCCAAGCTTTAAGACATATTCGACAGACCCAGATTCGATTAGAACTTACGACGCTCGATTGGCTTCTGGTAAAATTTACACCGATGCCGATGGTAACTACACAGGCGTTGATTTCAGCTTATGCGAGAATCTGAATAAGGTGAATCTATGCCGAGGACCACAGCAAGCCACGGCGAAGTTTATTATCCAGAATCCTCAAGGCGAGAATCCTCCGGGAATAGAAGGTTATACTTGGTTTGAATATGAGGATGGTTTTGTTTCAACAAGTGATACAGAAACAGGACATGGAATACTAAAATATGGTTTTTTGAATGACCAATATGTAGGATTAAATGTCACTAATTATACAGAAGACACATCAGTTTATCCATTAGGCTGGTCTGCTCCATTGGGCTCTGCTTCATTTGTTGATTGCCATACAGCTGAATTCCCGAAGTCGCATTTAACTTATACAATAAATGGTTGTGATTTTAATGCTTCATTTACTTACTCAAAAACAGTTAATCATGGGCACGATTTAGTTAATCTTGTGCATACAGAGTATATTTGCCCAACGGATAACTTTCCATACTACGCACCTTATCTTTATACTGAACCTACTTTTGCAGGTGGATTCGCTAATTGGTATTGCTACGACCGCATCACGAACTTCGGTTTCGATATAACACTTGCTGACCAATTCAAGGTTTAACCTCACCTCCACCCCACTCACGCACCCACCAACACCCACCCTCCCTCTTGCCAATTCCGCCAATTCTATGACCTGCACTCCTACCCAACGCACAGCATCTTTCAAACGCGGTAGCACATTTGCTGGCGGAGCAACTTACACGCCTCCTGCTGGCGGTCCAGCGAATCTCAACAGTGTCACTATTGAGTCTGATGTCATCGATTCAGCAGGGAATACATACAGTCTCAGCGTCGTTAAAACAGGCAACCTAACCTTCAACCTGTCCTATCAAGACACCACAGGCTGGGCTATCGGTCAGGCTAAGTGGGATATTAAATTTATCAACGCTGGTGTTGTGTTCTATTCTGACACGATGCGACTAAATATCAGTGAGCAAGTAACCGCCTAACAATTAACCGAGTAACAAGACTTATTTATGCCACTCGAAGCTTACAGCCCAGGAACGGTTACTGTTGAACTCGGCTCTGATCCATCGACGACATTAGTTGTTGAACTCGGAACGCCCGGTCCGCAGGGGATTCAAGGTGAACCCGGTCAAAACGGAACAAACGGAACAAACGGACAAAATGGCGTAGGTGTGCCTGTCGGTGGCAGTGCTGGACAGGTTCTGGCTAAAATTGACGGAACGAATTACAATACACAATGGGTAACTAAAAACGGCGGAGTGTGGGGACAGATTACAGGGACGCTGAGCAACCAGACGGATTTGCAGAATGCGTTGAATGCCAAATACGATGCTTCGAATCCCTCTGGGTATATTACTGTTTCGGCGTTGGCTCCGTATTTGTTATCGAGCACCGCTGCGAGCACTTATTTGACGCAGAGTAACGCGTCTTCTACTTACCTTACGCAGGCGAATGCGTCTTCTACTTATCTTACTCAATCAAACGCGTCATCGACCTACCTAACTCAATCTAACGCGGCATCGACCTACCTAACGCAAGCGAACGCATCCTCGACCTACCTGACAATTTCCTCCGCCTCGGCGACTTACTTCCCGAAGCCTACAGGAACAACGGCTCAATACGTCGACGGAAGTGGTGCGTTGCAGAATTTCCCGACTGTCACAACGGCTGGTAAGATGGTAACTTCTGTAAGAAATAACACAGGTGCTACTTTAACCAAGGGAACGGTAGTTTATATCAACGGAGCGGTAGGTAATAAGCCCACGGTAGCAAAGGCACAGGCAAATACCGAAGTTACCTCCAAGGCAACTTTTGCTTTCGTTGAGGCAGATATCGCTAATAACGCAGACGGAAATGTCGTTCAAATTGGACTGCTCGAAAATTTAGACACTCAAGGATTCGCTGACGGCACTCTGATTTATCTGTCCCCGACTGTTGCTGGTGGCTGGACTTCTACGCAACCGTTTAGCCCGAATCATTATGTGGCTCTCGGAACGGTTATTCGAGGAAATCATCCTACGCTTGGAAGCATACAGGTAAGAATCAATAATGGATTCCAGCTCGATGAAATGTCGGATGTCGGAGCAGTGAGCCCGACGAATAACAACGTTCTCACTTGGAACGCAGCGACCTCCCAATGGCTTGATAAGTCTATTTCGACGATTCTTGGATATACGCCTGCTGATGATAGTTTGGTTCTGAAGAAGGCGAGTAATTTGAGCGATCTCCAGAGTGCGTCAGTGGCTCGTGGGAACCTCGGGCTGGATTATGCGACGGATGCACAGGTGATTGCTGGAACTTCGACTTCGGTTGTGTTGAATCCATCGAACGCCCAGCAATTAAGACCTATCTTTGACTACGGCCCTATTGAATTAGGGATGTATAGTTGGTCAACGGCTACAACTGGCGGTTTCTTTGTAAGTGCTGGTGCATCGATGCATAAGTTTATCAATTCACAAACAGCAGTCGGATATGGTGTTATTTATTTAGGATTAACAGGAAATGGAAGAACAAACACAGCACAAACTACAATCGATTTTTCAAAGAAGATTTTGTTTTCTGCTCGTTGTGGTGTTACAAATCCTTCCAATAATAATACAACTTGGAGATTTATGGTTGGTAAATCATCATCTTCGACTGTCGCTGGTGATTTGGCTGTTCGTGGATTTGGATTTAAGAGAGTAGGAACAGGTGCTTTGCAGTTAATTGTGCATAATGGCACTTCTTTGACATCAGTAACCTCAAGTTTCACTCCAACAAGTTCTGCTGCTTTTGATATTACATTTAATTCTGATGGTGCAGGAAATGTGATAATGTTAGTTAATGGAAACCAAGTCGCATCTTCTTCTGCTGGCCCTACTGCATTGGGTGTTTCAAATGGTTCTATCTTTTTTGAAAATGAGAATACTGCAACAACAACAGGTTCTGGATTTGTCAATTTCCAGCATCCACGAATTGATTTAGGAGTATAATAATTTTATGTTCACCTACCGCATTACTTACCTCGCTGGCAGACTCGACACTACATATTGTCCACCAGACATTGTTAAGGTCATATTCCATGCGTTTAATTCTGAAGCGGTAAATTTAACCGAGCAATACTGCGATGTCACCTTCTCCGAACCGCAAACGCCTGTGGAAATCAGTCCGCTTATCAAGGTGGAATTGTTGCAGGATTAAATAACTGAAGGGTCAATTAAAATGATTATCTTTCTCATCGCACTCGTCCTCGGTGTCGTCGCTGGTGTTTTAATTTTTCGCAACAATCACAAAAAAATCGAAACTAAACTAACCGAGGCAGAGCAAGAAGCCCAACGCCTCCGTAAGGCAGGACGCTATTTGCTCGATGTGCTAAAGGGTAGAGACTCTGACAGGGATTCGGACAAAAAATAATAATGAAACAACTCTGGGCATATATCTGTTTTTTGTTCAGCGGATGCACAACCGTTTCAAAGCCAGACATCTCTTTGCCCATTCAGCATAAGGCAACTGAAGTGCTTAGTGCAGTAAGCCCAGCAGTCAGCCCGAGTGTTAGTCACAGCGATCTGTCATCGGGGAATCTTCTCTACACTTACGCTGGCGTCGGTTTATTTATCCTCGGGGCATTAACCTCGGCTTTCTGGGATAAGAAAAGCGGACTCATTCTAATTCTATGCGGAGTGTTCGCTGGGGCTGTTCCCTTTGTCATTAACTCAACTTACTTCGCTTGGATTTCCGCTGGGACTTTGCTCTCGCTGGCTGTGTGTGGTGTGTGGTGGGTTCGCTGGAAGGTGAAGCACGAGGCCGACCAAGAGGAACAAGAGGACAACCAAACCAATTCACCCGATGCCCAGAAAAAATAAAAAAGTCGCTCAAGTAGTCGTGCGAAAACTCGGCAAGGAAAGAGCGTGGGGACAATGCTGGCACGACGACAAAAAACCGCTCATCGAAATCGACCCGCGTCTCGGTGCTAAGCGAGCCCTTGAAGTGCTATGCCACGAGCAACTGCATTTGTCTTTGCCTGACCTCAGCGAGAAGCAAATCGACCGCATCGGCAAGGAAGTCAGCGAAATCCTGTGGCGTCAGAATTACCGCAAGGTGCTCCTCGATAAGCACAGCGTGCCGACCAAAATTTCTTAATCTTTCTAATCCTTTCTAATTTCAAATGAATCTCTCAATCGAACAACTTTCGTCGGTAGTCAGCATCCTCGGTGCAGTCGCTGCATGGGCGGTTATCCCTTATCGGGTGAACCAGCTCGAACGACGGCTGGACAGATTGGAATCGAGTGAAAGGGAATTTGCTACCCGAATGGCGAGCATCGAGACGGAACTTCGGATAACTCGACACACTGTTGAGAAGATTGCGGATAAGTTAGAGGTCAGTTAATAGACCCTCAGACCCCAATAGGGTTACCAGTCGAGGGGGGTGTATTTGTTAGGGGGTATCCTACCTACCCCTATTCAATCAAAACGGCTCTAATGGCTCGCCAGAGGGGTCTATTGAGATGCCTGATGGCGGTATGATTGGCGATAAAGGAACAGGCAACCCTATGTATACCCCTATCCCACCCCCTTTTTACCCCTTTAGTCAAAAAATCTGACTCAGGTGTTGACAGCAGGCGGTCAAGGACTTTGACTGACGGAGTAATCAAAACCTACCTATGAAAACCACAACCTCATCACTCACCACCTCATCCGCCTTCCGCGATCTGTTCAGTCACCACAAGCCTGACCTCCGGAACGCTCATATCGCTGTGCTCCGCCGACTCGACTACGAGATTTACTACATCAACGACCGCATCCTGCACAGAGACGTGACTCCCGATTACGCTCTTCGAAAAGTCAAAATGCTTCTGCACGAGGCTAAATCAGCACTCGAGGCAGTCGGTTGTGTTCAAGTTGTGCTCGATGCATTCCAGAATCCTGACTCAACGGTCGGTCGGTCGTATTGCTACGCATTCAAGGATTCAAATCTGACGTTCACCGGAAAATCGACCCCGAAATACGTGCAGGGTATTGCGTAATAATTGTTAATCATCCTTAATCCAATGAGCTTCACATCAATTATTTGTTCAGTCCTTCTGGCTGGATATGTGCACGCCGAGGAGGACGCTCGCATCCTTGAGGCAATCGCATCGCAGGAGACTGCAGGTATTAAGAACGACTACGCGGCGGTCGGCGATAAAGGGAAAGCCCGAGGACGCTACGGCATTCATCGCAGTGCTTGGGTGCAAGGCTCTATGCAACTACTCAGAGAAGGAAAGCAGGCTTATTCCTACGAGCAATGGAAATACCCTATCGCCCAAGACGAAACGGCACTTGCTCTCATCAGGCACATCAGGGAGCGACTCAAGGCAAACGGACAGAAGCCCAGCCCAGCTCTGATTGCATTAGTCTGGAACAGAGGCATGCGGAAAGCACTGTTGACGAATTTCCGACTTAACGGCTATGCTCATCGAGTGCAGAATCTCTGCGATTCAGCTGATTCTAAAGCCGATGCAAATTCCCGAAAACTCTCCACAGCCAAACCACAGGCTGAAACAAAGTGAAATCTCTGCCTGCCGAAAACTCACTGCTCACCTTCAGGGGAATAAATGTGCTATCTGTGAAATTGACCTCAACAGCGTTGTCGCCTGTCTTGATCACGACCACCGCAGCGGACGCATCCGAGGAGTGCTTTGCAATAACTGCAACGGAATCGAGGGTAAAATCTACAATCTCAGTAACCGCGGTAAGCGAACAGGAACAACTGAATCGTATCTCCGCAAGATTCTGTGCTATTGGGCGGTGCACGCTGAGCAACCAAGAAACCTCTTTCACCCGATGCACAAATTCCCTGACGAAAAGAAAGCCATCAGGAACGCAAAGGCGAGAGAACGCAGGAAAAAGAAAGAATAATAAAACATAACTAACAACTATTAACTTGAACCAAAACCTAACTCATTTACTTTTTACCAATGGACTCTAAAAAAATCACCTACCAAAAAATTAAAGGCACTAAATACATTCTGCTCGATAACGGAATGATAGCTCGTTTGCTAAAACCAGAAATAAAGCAATACAGAAGCGGTAATAAACATTATTATCATTTAACAATAAACAACGAAACAAGACTGATTAGTGTCGAAGAAATTCAATCAACTTTAATTGAAAAATAATCCTTTCCCTATGAAAAAAACAGAAACCACTAAATCCACCGCCGTCACTGCCATCAAGAACGAATCCAACTCTCCGCACATTGACCTCATCAATGCTCTGGCGGAAATGGAGAATGTCGTTGGTAATAAAATCAACCCTGCGTTCAAGTCGCGTTATGTCACGCTGGACGCTTTACTTGATGCGATTAAGCCAACGCTGCACAGGCACAACCTCGCCTTCGTTCAGAACCTTCTATCCGATGACGGAAGAATTGGCGTTCAGACTGCATTTCTGCACACCAGCGGGCACTTGTTCGATTTCGGTCGGCTCGTGATTAACGCTACAAATCTGAATGCCCAGAAGATAGGCGGAGAACTGACTTATATTCGCCGTCAGAGCATTCAAACAGCCTGCGGAATTAGCATCGACCTCGATGATGATGGCAATGGGTCAAATAATAAAACACAGACTTACTCCACAGGTGTTTTCAAGCCTCAGGGTGCACAAGCGACCAGCCATCAAACCAACCAACCTTCCGCTCAGCAAACCTCACAGCCAACAAATAGTCAGCCTAACTTCATCCGGAAATAACCCATGGACTTCATCGAACAATCAATCAACGCAGCTCTCGACAACCTCAAGGTCGCCTCTGAGGTATCTGCTATCAAAACTGAACTCGCTACGACGCTAACCAGGAATAAAGAACTCAGCGAAAAACTCGAACTGCACCAGAAGCTCACTGATGCCATTATCTTCCAAGCATTGAACGGAAGCAGAACCGAGATGCACCTCGCCATTTGCGAATACCGTTTCGCTTTTGATAAAGACCTGCCCGATCCAGACGCCGACATCAAAGAGTAATCTGTTTTTACAACCTATGAAACCTATCCCTGTATTGGTGCAAAAGAAGATTAACGACTGCGTTGAGTCTTTTCCTTCTGAGAATTGCTTCCTGATTCTGCTTTTAGACGACAAAGATATTTACCTTGAGGAATCAGCTAAAAACATATTCCACTTTCACGACTGCACAAAAGAATGGTGGAACAAAACCAAGGAAGAATTGAATCGCAGCAAGATTAGACTCTTTGAGCATCATTGTGATTCGGATGACAGAACTAATAAAAGTAAGTCAAAAACTCTGGAAGTTACCGATGGTTATAAGTCAGGTAAGGCTTGGGGTGATAACTTCTTTATAAGGTTTAGCAATCAGATTGATGACAAAGAATTGCATAAGTTTATTGATAAGGCTCAAAAAAACATAACAAAGAAAATTAAATTAAAGGAAAAGACAGGGAAGGTTAAGCCAGCAAAGACTAATACAAGAACCGCTAAATCTAAAACCTCTAAACCAAAAACCTCTAAACGAAGAAAGAAATGAGTAACGAACTTAAAAAACTATTAAATGCTGGAGATAATCTTGAAAAAATTCTAACCAATAAGGTTTCTTCTTATGAAGTTGGAAACGCATCAAGAGAATGGAATTTAGCCAAAGAAACAATGAGCAACGAACCGCAATGGCAACCCATCGAGACCGCTCCGAAGGATGGAACTTTAGTTTTATTATATTGTATTTGGTATAAAAATATAAATGTAGATTATGCATATTTAGGAGATATATTCGTTGGTGGTTATTCAAATGACAAATGCTACGATAGATGGTTGGTTTATTGGGATGACCAAGAAACAAAAATAACTCCAACGCATTGGATGCCTTTACCTAAACCACCAAAACAATGAACAACGAATTAAATAATCTTGGTATTCTAATACTTGTTTTATGTTCTATTGCTTCATTTATAATTTTATTAGTTGGTATTGTTCAGTTTTATTATATGATAAAACAACATTTTTTAAGATATGAAGAAGAAATCCTTCAAAAAGAAATACAAAATCAAAGAGCAAGAGATTATATAAATAGAAACCAAAAATAACCACCCACACACAATGAAAGACGAACTCGAATTCACCTTCTCCGGAAAATTCTACATCGTTCGCGTTGATTACGGCACACGTTACGAAGACGCCTCTTACAACGGCGACCGCGGCGGAGGCTTCTATGTCTTCAAGGACGGCTACCGAGTCGTCGATGAGGAAGACTTGGATATCGAAGCTGTGCTTTACGACGTAGACACCGAAGAGGAAACCGAGATAGATCCAGACGATGTCAGGGGACTCCGCGATAGCGTCATCGAATCTTTGAACGAAAAACTCGCTGGTTACTAATTTAAATTTCTCTATGCACGACTACAAACTCCAGAAAGTCGAACTCATCCAGAAGCACATCAAAAATGCTTCTTTTATCCTGAACTCAGTCCAACTCAAAAACGACGCCGATGGCATCAACAACGCCGTCTGTGCAGCGTTAACCGAGGCTAATGACCTCCGACCCGAAACCATCGAGGAGAACTTTGACATCAAGACATCCTACGACCGCAGTCACCTTGTGCTCGTTTATATTCGCAATCTCCGAAATATCATCGACCGAGCGGAACTCGAGATTGAGGCTTCCCTTAAGGCTCACAGGGATTTATCTTCGTTCGTAGAGGAGCAAGATAGCGAACTATAAGATATCGAACTTTAATTCACTAATCATGGAACAAAAATCACCACAACGCAAAGCCTACGAGGAAATCGTAGCCCTGAATTACAGCGGAGCAAAAGAGCTCTTAAAATCTCCACTGCACTATCAGACTTGGCTTAAGAAGCCATCTCAGGACTCAAAGGCACTCCGACTCGGCAGAATGACGCACGAGGCTATTCTCCAGCCTGAAGTATTCAGTCGCTATGTGCCTCTGCCTGAAGTGGATCGTCGAACCAAGGAGGGCAAGGAAATGTATTGGGAGATTATGAATAACTTAAGTCCTGACGAGATTGCTGTTGATAACGCAGAATATGACTTCGTTCTGAATGTGTCCGACGCCGTCAAAATTGCATTAGAGCAAAAAGGAATTGTATTTGACTGCACTGAGCAAGTCGTGACGAACACTTATAACGGCGTTCCGCTTAAATGCAGCATCGACGCTATTGCAGGCGGTGTAATCTACGACATCAAAACCACCGATGACGCGAGTCCGGGTGCTTTCCTCAGAACTGTGCAACAATATCGCTATAACCTCCAGAGCCTGATGTATCGCCAGATTGCCTGCCTTGACCGCTTTGTGTTCATTGTGGTCGAGAAAGAGCCTCCATTTGCTGTGTGCTTCTATGAGCTCGGGGCTGAATTAAACGCAAGAGCCTTTATGGATTTCGAGCGCGTAACTAAACTCTATAAGCAATGCACCGAGACGAATAATTGGGAAGGCTACTCGTCAGAAATACAAATGCTCGACATCCCGCAGAAATCATCCATCATTCAATTCGCTTAACAATCACTCCTATGAACTCCAATAATCAAAACACCAACACCACCTCAGCCAATCAAGACCGCCCTGCTCTGTGCACGATCACTGAGTCTGGCACTTATCGTTTGCGTTTGTGCAACCCGAAAATCGAGAAAATCACGCAGACTGAAGAAGATGCTTTCGTGAAGCTCTTTTTCCTCGGAGAGAGCGGATTGTGCCTGAGCAAGAAATACCAAACAAAATATCCTATGGCTCTTGCTACGCTTGTTGGAAGATTAACAAAGACTTATAAGCAACCGCTAAAGGAGGGCAGTGATGCTAAATCTCTTTTTGAATACATCCAGCCAGCAGTGAACAAGTGGGCGGATATCAGTCTTGAAGTCAGCACGAACGAATGGAACGGAAAGATTTATTATAAATACAAGTTTCTTAAGATTGAAGCAGTTGAGGTTAATTCAAGCGATAGCACTACAACCAATAGCACTACCGAAACAAACCCACCAGAAGCACTTCCTTTCTAATTCCTATAATTCTAACTAACTTCCAAAAATGGAAGACGGAATACAGAACTTCTGGCATATCATCCCGCAGCGAACGCTGGTGCTAATCTCCGGCTACGCTCGGGCTGGTAAGGATACACTCGGGGACGGAATCCTTGAATGGTCAGAGAAGAACTCCTGCAAGATTAACTTTGCAGAATCTCTGAAGGACTCCGCGAATGTATGGCTGGATTGCCTCGGGCTGAAAGGCGACTTTCACGATGAGCAATTCAAGACGGCTAACAGGGACATTCTCGTCACTCTCGGTGAATTCGCTCGGAGCATCGACGCAGGGGTGTTCGCTCGGGAACTCGCCGATCAAGTCCTGCACAGCTACGACGACGACGGAATTCCGCACGAAACGGTCATTTGCACAGATTGGCGATACCTGAATGAACTCACAACGTGCCAGCAATTCCTTATCCCTATGGGCTGGAAGATTAAAACGGTGTATGTAGAAACGACAGGACAGAAAGCAGCGAACGCAACTGAACTAAACAGCATCAGTGAGATTAGGGGTTTAATTAACTTCGACCAAGAGTATTACTTCG